TTAGGAGCGGCTGCAAAGTCGCCGTTAACGCCGGTCTGGAATTGCTCAATGGTTCCCGGCAGCGTAGTGCCGTCGGGATAGGTCAGGAAGCCGCGAGGCTTAGAAACGCCATCGCCAGTGGTGAATGCTGTAGCCTCATCACGGGCGAACTTCTCAGCAACCTTATTGGCCAGCCATTGCTCCATGTTGATCTCTGCATCATCCAGGATCTTTTGAGTTGCCGATGGGTTGGCATAAAGTTCATGAACCGGGATGCGCCAGACGCCGATCTGTGGAGTGTCTGTTTCAGGGCGCGCGGCGGTTTCACCAACCCAGCCAGAAGCAGCCTCATCCAGATCAAACACACCCTCAAGGGCATCGGTCGAGATGGTCTGGATAGATGCGAATGCGCGCATTGGAGAAGATTCGAAAACCTTGGATACAACGCGGCCCGACATATCAGGGTGAACGCGGTAGCCGCCATCAGGATCAGAGCCAACAGAGAGAGATTTAAACTCCTCTGCGTTCATCTTGCGTTCATCGCCGCGCATGTAGGATTCAAACGCCGCCTTGTACTCGTCAAGCTGATCTGCGCTGAACTCATTGACCATGGTGCCGCGCTTCTTGGCGATATCTTGCGCCCAGTGCAACGCCTTGGCGTCCAGGTCAACAGAATTGCCTTGAGGATCAGTGACAACACGCGCTTGGCGTTTCTGCGAAAGCTCGTATGCGTCCAGACGCTCTTGACTCTTGGTCATATCCGCTTCGATCTTGGCCAGCTTTTCCTCAAGCAGAGGATCAGCAGCGCCCTTTTCAGCCATCTCCTTCAGGATAGCATCGTTTGTTTCTTTGTAGGCCTCGAAGCCCTTGGCAACTGCGGCGACGTCCTTGCCCAGTTGCTTCACGTCAAATTCATCAGACATTTGTAAGTTTCCTTGTCAGGTTTTGGAGTTGCTCAGAAATGGCCTTGAAGTCGCTCAAATCCGGCGTCACCTCTACCTCTACATCGTCCCGATGATCGGCTAGGCCTTTGAAGCCATCAGCCGCAATGGCCTTAGCTTCACGTTTGGAAAACCCTGCGTCCCGCAAGCTCTTCTCAAAATCTCGAATGGTTTTTATGCTCTTAACCGCAGTTACCTGCGCGTCCGGAAGCATGGGGAAGGTCACAAGGCTAATCTCGAATAGATCAACCTCTGTTAGGCGACGCACAGACCCGTTGCCCTCTGCAACCGCCTCTTTGGTCCGGTATCCAATAGACATGCTATCGATAGCCCCAGCCCGCATCAATGCGTTGGCTTCGCGGCCTTGCTGCACATCATTAAGAAGCCGACCTTTTACGAAGAGCCCCTTTTCATCTTCCTTGATCTCTTCCCAGACCCCTATGGGGCTTGCCATGTCGTGCTGCCAGAGAAGCTTCACGTTCTTCCCTGAGTCCAGAGACCGCCGAAACGCGCCGGGGGATACAACATCCATCCCCTGATCAACGATATCAAAGACAGATGCGTAACCCTCAAACTTGCCATCATCGTCAGGCACGCCGTTAAGCTTGAATGACAGGCTCTTGTAATCCATGACGTTCTGTTCCGCTGTATCTTTAGGCATACTGACCCCGCGTGGTTTGTTAGAATATAACAGCGTCAAGCAAAAAATGGAATAGGCAACGCAACCAATGGGTTGCAGTGCCATTATGAACTTCTAAAGCGCTAATATGGATGGTTTTGTTGCATTATGAAACTTTCATCCCTATATTGCTGGCATGACAAAGCATGAATTCTTGCAGTTTCTAGCCGACTACCGTGCAACCTACGGGCCTATTAAGGATCGTGACATGCTGGGCAAGCTTGGCGTTAGCCGTGCGACCTACTTTCGAATTAAGAAGCGTGGCGGAGACAAAGTGCTAGCGCTAGCATGTGCGGCACTGATGCATAACATTAAGAGATATGGAGAGAAGTGATGACCAGAGAAGAAAAGCTTGCCGCCCTCAAATCAGCTATCAGCAGCAACGTAATGGAGCACGAGCCGCTTTCACTTTGCAGAAGCCGATTGTTTGAGGACATTTCGCCGTTGATTTGCGATGGCAAAGACCGTCTGGAGCGTATTGCTACTGCTGCAATGCATGCGGCATTGAGTAGGTCAATGCCCTCCACGGCTGAGGATTTGGCTTCGGGCTCTGTAGCTTTTGCCAGCGCTCTCATTGCTGAGCTGGATAAGGAGGGGGAGTGATGGACAAATACTTGAAGGCGATGGTTTCATACTACAAAGAAATCGTAACGGACGAAATGCACTGGAGCCGCTTACATTGCGTTGTCGAAGATGGCAACATGAGCGACGGAGATATAAGCTCAAGCATAAACACAGGCATAACTACTGGTGAACTTGTTATATGCAACTTCCTGCTTGCCCTGCCAAAGGATATCAGGCGCGAAATATGGGAAAGGAGTTGGGAAGTGTGATTAGTGAATACAAAGGAGAGAAGTGATGGGTAAGGAGATTGAGACATGAAACGATTTATTGCACTGATTTCACTGGCTGTGGTTGCTGCCTGCGAGCCCCTGCCTGATGACTACGCCGGTAGCGTTTCAGACTTTAACGGGCGGCTGGTGAAAATAGAAGGCGTCATGGGGTCTGATGGGCAACCGTCTAAGGCCATGCAGGAAACCGCTAAGATGCTATGCAAAGGGCCTGTGCGGTTTGTAGGAGCCACGGTTAAGCCTGGGTCTGCCAGTACAGTCACATACGGACCCCTTGGCTCCTACTACACTTCAGGGGATGACCTTGTGCCTATGTACCACTATGCGTTTGCGTGTGTTTGATGGGGCTATCACGCCCGACGCCTGATCTGGCGTTGATTATTCCACAACTATATGGCTTACGGAGCATCTGCAGCCAATCACATTGCCAGGACTACCAACGGGATCACCGGGGAACATTAGCGCCTCTGTGGTCCCGTCTCGCTTGGGGATGCGGAAAGGCTGGTCCATATCGACCACCTGACCATTCGCGGCCCTGTGGCTGAACTCATCAACCACGCCATCACCTGCGCCGAAATCACGGGTTCTTGCATCATCAGCAGCCACCCACTCTTTGCGAAGCGTTAAGCCCGTAGCCTTTGCCGCCTGATCTGCCCCGAAGTTCGCCGCGCCGTGCGTCTCCGTTCTGGCGATGAGAGCGCCCCTGTGACGGGATATGGCCGGGAACAGCTTGTCTAGTGCTGCTGCAATCACATCAACGCTGTCGCCGTTCTCCTGCCCTCTGGTGATGCTTTGAATGATCAGATTTCGGGTTGTATTGGTAACGCCCGCAATGCGCCGCCTGATGGCCTCTTGCCCGATGTACTCGATAGCAAGGCGCTGGAAGAACTCAGCGAAACCCTTTGTCTCCCATCTTGGGGCATACCCCGTGGGAAAAGAGAATGTTTTGCCACCGTCTACAGTATAGGGTCTCCATGACTTTACACCGGTCTCTAATATGCGCGCGCCGAATACGTCAATCATGATAGCGGCCATGTCTATATAGGCCTGCTCCATTTGGCGTTGAAAGTCGTCAGGAAGATTTGGCGCAGATCCAGTGGCGCGAAAGCTGTCAATCATCTGCTCTGTTGCGGCAAGCAGGATTGCAGACAGCTCACCACTAAACCGCTTGTCAGCAGCGGCAAGAATCCTCTGTTGCGCCCGGTTTTCCGCACGCTTGTCGTTATTGACTAGGTTAGTCACTTGACCACCTTCAGGTCACCCTTCCATTCATAGCCAGCAATCTTAGCCATAGCCTTTAGGTCTTCATCGCTAGGCTGGGATTCTGGCGGGGCCATGCTGTCACGGTCCTGAATCATGTCACCACCAGCAGCAGGGCCAACAGGGGTAAAGCCTGCCAGCTTGCGCCGCTCATCCAGGGTGAGGAATGTTGCCTGCTGTGCTGTGTCAAACATGGTCTTACGCTTATCTGCGATTGCGGGGATGTGGTCAAAGTCCGGGCGCAGTTCCAGGCCTCCAAACATAGGGCCTAGCCAGCGCGTCCACTCGGTGCCGATGCTCTTGACCATGGGAATTACCGTATCCTCCCAGAAGGCTAGGCGGGCCTCTTGGTAGTTGGAATAGGTGTTATCGCCGGGGATGCCTAAGAGCTGGGGAGGAACGCCGAATGCAAGCGCGATGTTGCGCGCCGCTGCGTTGTTGCTGTCTATAATGCCCATATCAGTTGGCGATAGGCCCATGGCCTTCCAGTCAAGCCCACCCTCTAGCAACATTGGGCGGCCTGCATTTGCCGCGCCGCTGTACTGCTCATCGATCTGCACCTTGAGCCGGTTAAAGTTATCATCGCTTAGAGGGCTATCCTTGCCAGATACCAATGCGCCAGAAGGCCTAGCGCTGTTCTGCAATAGAGCCTGCACCCAGGCCATGCCCTCGTTGCTTTGATCAATGGCAAAGGCCCCTGGTTCAACAGCCCCCAGGCCGTATACGTCATTGAGAGGATGGAATAGCTTAGAATGCAGAATGTCATCAACATCACGCCCCTGCCCCGGCCATACTGTTTCCTTGCCGTTTACCTTGTAGGTGTACTT